GCTGAAACAGTAGTTGAAGATCTTAAACCTACATATTCACCACCCGCTGCATCTTGGAATCTTACTTCAGATCTTGTTAAAAAATTAGCTGTGCTTGAAAATGTTGCATTTATAGTTGTAGAGTTAGTTGCTGTGAAATTAGTTACCGTTGCATTTGTTCCCGTTGCAGTTGTGAAAGATAAAGTTGTAACATTTGCTGTAGTTACGTTAGCAGTTGTAATATTTGCTGTAGTTACATTAGCAGTTGTAATATTTGCAGTTGCAAGATTTGCCGTAGTTACAGTTGAATTAACCGCTGTAAAATTTGTAGCAGATAAAGTTGTTACAGTTAAATTTAATGCCGTAGCAGTTTGCATTGCTACAGTTGTTGCATCAAATGTAAAATTAGTTGAACCTGCAAAAGAACCTGCAGAGTTATATTGAACAGCATTAGTTGTTCCACCAGGTGAATTAACTTGATCAGCTGGTAAAGCTGTTAATACAGAAGTTACACTTGGGTTTACAATAACAATATTTTTAGATCCTGTTGCAATTGAAACAGTTGTAGAACCTCCAGAAGAAATTACTGCTGTAGCTCCTGAATTATTTATAATGTAATAATCTTTTTCAATATTAGGAACAGTTACTGTAATAGTTGTTGAAGTTAATGAACCAGATAAAATAATTGTTTTATTTCTTCCTGCTTCATCAGTGTATGTTGTTGAAGATGAATTTGTTGTAAAAGCTAAAGTTGTAGAACCAGTTACAGTTAAAGTATAAACACCAGAAATGGCGTTATCAATTTCTTGTAGGTTAACGTTTGTGATTGCACCCCATGTACCGGAGTTTTCACCTGTTGCCTGTAGATTAAGACCTAAATTACTAAACGTACTTGCCATATTATATTCTCCTTATCACTTTTTTAAGGTTTTGTCATTATGGAATATTACTCCATGTTTGATCATTAGTAGTCGTTATTGTAGACCAACTTTGACCTGTTGTAGGATTAACAGTACTCCAAGTTTGACCAGTAGTAGCAGTAACTGTACTCCAAGTTTGACCTGTTGCAGGTGTTATCGCAGACCACGTTTGGCCTGTTGTAGGATCAATTATAACCCAGCCATACACAATAAGGCTTCCTGTGCCTAATGTCAATTGACTTCCTACAGGTTGAATAACTTGTTGTGAAGCTATACTTACATTTCCAACACCTACATTTACTTGATTTCCTGTAACATAATAAGTTGATATAATTCTAGGTGTTCCAACTTCTACAGTAACTGAAGAACCTGTAGCTGTAATTCCTACTCCTAAATTTATTGTAGGATTACCTACAGAAATTGTTACTTGATTACCTTCTATATCTACATAATTTTTAGCACTTATAGTTGCAGTACCGGCAGATAAATTTACACTAGATCCTACAGTATCTACAATTGTAGGAAGAGCTACAGTAACTATTCCTGTTGCAATTTGAACAGAGGATCCTGTAACTGGGAATATTTGATCAATTTTAAAATTAACAGTTCCAACACCTGTATTTAATTCATTTCCAACAACTGCATCTGTTACATTACCTCCAGCAATAATACTTGGATTTTGAACTAAAAATTCTAATAAATTTGTAGAAGTATTTGCATTAGCTTTTGCAATTATAACTGCATCATTGATTGTTAATGTTAATTGTTCACCAATTAAATCAACTGTTGCTTTTCCTGAAAAACTTAATTCTCCAGTTGCAATACCTAACTCTACTGAAGATAATATTACATTAGCAGAAGCTCTAATAATAATAGATTCAGCTCCACCATAAGGATATTCACCCCAAGCATTTAATCCCCATCCTTCAAAAACAGGAGGAGTATCTATTGTTAAATCTAAATTAGGATCAGGTGTTATGTCACCCCAAGGTCCAGAACCAAAACTTAATGATCCCCAACTTCCATCTGTTGTTCCACCAACAAGAATAGTTATGTCTGAAGATATTCCACCCCAGTTATATGCATCCCAAGTTGATTGACCCCAGTATGTATTTGTAGCCATAAATTTTTATGGCGATTCTACTACGAGATTCTTAAAACTGCACTCGTAGAATTTGGTGCTGGGAACTGAATAGTAAAGTCGCCGTTTGTTGAAGTTTTTGTACCACCAAAATCTAATACTACAACTGCTTTGCTAGATTGAGTTGTATTATAGATAAGAGCGCATGATGCAGAAATAGTCGCTGTTGAAAAAGTTGCATCAGCAAAATCAATAAAAGAAACGTTTCCAGAAACTGTAACAAGAGTATTAGTTAAAGTTGTTCCTGAAGCAGAATAACCTGTTCCAGATGTTTCGTTTGTTACAATATAATTTGTTGTTCCTGTAGAGAATCCTGTAACAGTTGTATAAAGTGCTAATTTAAAAGTATTACCTGCTGATGTTGAAAAATTGTGTGTTGCTAAAAATAATTCTTGTTTAAATGAATCTGGTACTATATTTGCCATATTAATCCCTTATTGTTGTTGTCCTTCAGGAAGAGCTCGTATTTCACCGTCTTTATATTCGTCTCTTCTTCTACGACCTGTTTGCTCAATACCAAAGGATTGTTTAGCCTGTTGATATGAAGCTTCATATACTTGTATCATATCTGCAGGACCTTTCAAGTATTTATATGTCTCTACCAAAGAACCATATAAAAGTAAATCTTGAGCGTAAGTAGATATATAACTAGTACTTGTAGCGCTTGAAGTAATTGTAACAGGTTGTGCATAATATGCTATATTTATTGCGTAAGATGTATTTGGAACAGGTGCAACAAACCAAGTTATGGCATTAAAATTAGCCCAATATTTAGGTTCAGATCTTAAAGTAGTAGAATTAGGGTTTTCAATATATTCAGCTAAATAAGAACTATCTTTTTCTAATAAATTAGAAACATTGCCACTTGAATCTATCATTTCAACATATCTAATATTACGTAAACCTGATGGAACAGATATAGTAGAAGTCCCTGCAATAGTTACAGCTGAAGCATATAATTTATAAGCATCAATATTTATTTCTCTATAAATTCTGTTTTCTGTATTTTGTACAATAACTGCAACAGTAGAATCAGATAACCCATTACTATCTAATTCAGCATAATTTCTAATTTGTGTTTTTAAATCGTCGTATGTAAATGCCATATTATATAGTCTGTGCCGTAACAGATCCTCCACCAATTGTCGATGTTATTGTAGCAGTTCCCGACGCTGCATTAAAGGTATAATTATTTAAATTAGTAACTGTAATATTATATCCAGTAGAAGTAGCTAATACTGAAGATGTAAAACCTGAAGATGAATTAAAATTATTTAAAGCATTTACATTTGAAAACACAACTGTATTTCCAGTTATTCTTCCATGATTAGGTTCATTTACTTGTATAGTAGAACTTCCTGTAGTTATAACAAAAGGGTTTTCCGGTAAAGCAACTGTAACAGGACCAATAGAAATACTACCTCCACCAAAAAAACCTGTACCAGATGCAGTATTAGATAAATTAATACTATAAGCATCTGTATTAACAGATGTAATTGAATATCCTGTTGTAGTAGTAAGAGTTGCAATAGTAAATCCATTACCTGCTAATGGATTTTTAATAATAATAGAATCTCCAATCTTTGTTCCATGTCCTGGATCATTTATTAAAAGTGTCGAGCTTCCAGAGACTGAATAAAAAGGATTAAAAGGTAGTTTAACAACAACTGCTGGTTCAACTCTATCTGGTCTTGCATTTAATAATCCTTGTGGATCATTACCAGGAAGCTTTGGTTCTAATTGAGGTTGTTTAGGTTCATATTCAGAAATGTGTACAAATGAACCATTCCATTCAGTAACCATTTCAACATAGGGAAATCTTTGGCCTGATCTATCTGATACAGCATAAGATTTTTTGCCTGTTGCAAAACTTGTCATTATAGTCCATCCCCAAAATATGATTTAGGTGAAATAAATAAAGAAGTTCTTTGTCCATCTTCTTGTAAAGCTCTTTGTAGTTCATCTTCATAAAACATTCTTAATTGCTCTGTTCTTTGCGGAGCATGTTTAATGCTTAAATAATAAGATACACCTGAAGTTAATGCTGGTAAAAATCTAAATACAACATCAGCTGTATTTGTATAAGAACCTGCATCTTCAATTCTTGCTAAATAATAAAATCTTAATTGATAACCAGAACCAGAATAACCTGAACCAGGTGTTTGATATAAAAATACACTTGGGTTTACTGTTCTTTGAACATAATATTGTGAAGGTGTTCCTTGTGATAATTTATTAGGTAAAGCTGCATAAGCAGATCTATCTATTTTAGATAAAGATATATCAACAGGAGCTGTAGCTGTTGTATTATTTCTAACATAAGCTTCTAATACATCATTAACATCTTGTGGAAAATTAGCGGCATCATTTGTATAATTATACTCTGCTTGACCCAATACTAAAGGAATAGTTGCAAGTTTTACTTTCCATAAATGAACACCTCTATTATCCCATTCAGATAATAAAAGATTTAATGATCTTCTTGCTGATCTTAAATGATATCCACTTCTACTTCCATCAATACCTATACGTTCATAAGCTTCTTGAAAAAGCTCATCTATATCCAGAT